TTGGGATTTTATGGTTGAACGTGTTGAGGCCAAGACCGATACAGTGACTGGTGTTCAATACCCGGTATATGTACCATATGGTGAAGATGAACATGAATTCACTGATATTCATGATTTCTTGAGTTTTATTAGCAGAGAATCTGTTAAACATAGACAGAAGCAAGAGATTGTGGAGAACTCTGAGGTTGCTTATAGCACAGCTGTGCTCTGTGGACGATGTTTTAGAATTGAAGACAAGTGTGTGTGTATCAAGTCTCGTCGATGCGATGCCACATTTGTTGAAACATTGTGTCCCACTTGCAATCAGCCGGTGCCATATTGTATGTGTAAACGCCCAGATGCAGAGGCAGCCTTTAAGGAAGCATTATGCGTTAAGTGTAATCACAAGCAGAAGGAGTGCACGTGTCTACCTTTATTGGAAACTGTATGTAATACATGTTGCCTAGGTGAATCGTGCGTATGCAAACCCGAACTCCAATCAGAGGAGATTGGGACTACATCTGGTCTCAAGATAGTGGCTCTGGCAGTTGCCGGAACTGTAATACTTGATACCATCAGGGGTGGTATGTTCCACAACATATCTACAGTAGTAATTTGCTTTCTGATATGTTGGTTCAATAGAGAAACAATATGTCAATGGGCTAGTACTAATGTAGAGAGATATGTCAGAGGACGTGTTACAAACATGTTTAGAAGATCCATTTTTGGATTTGATAACGTTACACGTACTGCTGCACGTCTCTCGAGTGATGTGGAAGATACTCTTGCTCGTATTAATGCTGCTGTGTCGCGGTCATACTTGACCACGTCTGAGCGCCTACGGTATGAGCATCAGATGATGCGCCAGGCAATGGTTGTTTATGGTGATCGTGTACGCGGTTACACAGTTAAACACAAACTTTTGTTGGCTTTCTTAATGGTTGTCCCAACTGTTGCTGGAATTGCTACGATGTATAAAGCGTGGCAAAAGCTCTCACTTCAATCAAGTGCTGATGAAGGAGAACGACCTACAGCGAAAGATGAGAAACCTAACCCCTGGTTCCGTGATGATTATGAACCATCAGTTTTTGATGTCGGCACATTATCCAGTTCTTGGAAGAGCCGAAATATGGAAGATGTAGGGGAAGCGGTCTTTAAAAATTGTGTCTTTGCAACAGCTAGATACGATAATAATGGACCGAAATCCCGAAAGATGCGACTTTTGGGACTCGGAGGCATTTTATATGTCACCAATAATCACAATTTGCCAGACTCAGATTTTGAGTTAGATGTTGTGATGCAGAAACGCACTATTGGCGTTTCTAGCAATTTTACCATCTTTATCGGCAAAAAAGATGTGTATAGGCGTCCAGATCGTGACCTAGCATTTTTTCGCATAGGCTGTGCGCCACCCCGTAAGAATCTACTCGGACTCCTACCAGGTGAATCTTTTAGAACCATCTGTAATGGAGTCTTATGTGGACGGAATGAGGAGGGTTTAGATTCAACAAATGCTTTACGTGCTATAACATACAATCCTAATTCTTATGTATATGAACTAGAAAGAAGTTTTCCATCGTGGAGTGCTACTGTAGATCAAGATACAGAGAAAGGAATGTGTGGATCAGCTGTGTTAGGCTTTGCCCCATCTGGACCAACCATACTTGGATTACACCAAACTGGAGGAACCTCACGCAAGATATCGGCTGTATCTCTTACAAGAGAAATAGCTGAAATTGCAGTTGAGTTTTTGAAAATTACTTTCGTCCAGTCTGGTGCTCCAGATTTAACCGATAAGAAGGGTGCTCCTATTCAGTTGCAACCTCTACATCGGAAAAGTGTATTCCGTTACATGGAAACTGGTGTAGCCAATGTTTATGGCTCTTTACCTGGTTTTAGAGCTGCACATCGTTCGAAGGTCACAAAGACTTTTATTGCAGATGAGTGCACTAAACGTGGTTACACTATTTCCACGGGTCCACCAGTCATGAAAGGCTGGGCACCGTGGCGACGTGCAGCAATGGACG